GTGACCCTGGCGGTCTATGTCCAGTTGCTCAAGCCGGAGGCCGGAGTCATGGGCGAAGCGGGCCGCAAGGGGGTTTTGGAGTTGACGGAGGATATCATCGCCCTGCTGCGGGATGAGACCTTTGACGGGATGATGAGCCAGGCTTACCCTGTTTCCGCCGGCCCATCGGAGCTGTTGGCGGATGATAACCTGGTGCTGCTCATGTCACCGCTGACCATGCAGTACACAAGATAGATAGACTGAAGACTGAAGGGCGCTTTTGCTTGCGCAAAAGCTGGAAGGCTGAAGGGAAAAACTTCGGGCCTTTGGCCAGCCTGCTTTTACCTTCAGCCTTCAGCCTTCAGCCTTCAACCTTTTTTTTACGGAGTAAAAAACAATGGCTGGTGAAATCACAGGTAGAGAATTTGTCGTCGCCCTGAAAAAGGCATCCACCTGGCACACCCCGGTGGCCTGCGGGGTCGGGAATGGCTTGCTGCTGCTCTCAGACGGCCTCAAGACTCAGGTGGCATCCGAGCTGGATGACTCAGCTGGTCAGCCCTGGATCAACGAGGCCGACGCCGGGATTATGACCGTCGCCGGCAACCTCGACGCCTATATGCGTTACGAGGGCTTTGATGTCGCCCTGGCCCTGCTGATGGGCGTGGCCGGCGTTCCGGTGCGGATCGGTACTACGGCCGCTTATTCCAACAGCTACAAGCTGGCCTCGAAGATCGACGGCTTCTTTGCCACCATCGCCATGAAGAAGCTGGCGTCGGTGGTTTGGGAATTCCCCTCCTGCAAGATCAACAGTGTCAAACTCTCAGGTGAGATGAACAAGCCGGTGAAGATCAGCCTGGGGCTCATCGGCGACCGGCTGAATCGCGGATCCATCATCAATACCACTACCACCATAGGGACGGTGACGGTACCGGATTCGAAGAATCGGGTGTTGATGGACAAGAACACCGTGTTTCGGATGAATAATCAGAGCGGCGTGGCCTTGAGTAGTGGTGACACCATCTATCCATCGAGCTTCGAGCTGACCTTTACCCGGCCCATGGATGCTGAGGCCACCGCCGGTCAGGATGGCGTCAATGAGCCTGCCGACAATGGTTTCCCCACCGCTGTCCTGTCCTTGAAATTCCCCCGGTACAACGAGGCCAACAACGCCTTTTTCGCCGACTGGGAGGCCTATACCTCCAAGAAGATGGATATCACCTTCACCGGCAGCGAAATCGAGCTCGGGAATAAGTACCTGTTCCGCGTTCTCCTGTCCCATCTCAAGATTGATGATCCCGAGGCCGCTGTCTCCGGCCCGGGGAAGATCCCATTTTCGATGAAATGCAATATCCTGGGGGCGGTGGTCGCCCCTGCCGGAATGACGGGATTGACCGCACCGATGCAGATTGATGTGGTCAATAAGCGCACGACAAATCCGCTGGCGTAACTTTTTAGGCTGAAGGCTGAAGGGCGCTTTTGCTTGCGCAAAAGCTGGAATGCTGAAGGGAAAAACTTCGGGCCTTCGGAGTCTCCACTTCGTTCCGCTTACCTGGCCCGCCTGCTTTTACCTTCAGCCTTCAGCCTTCAGCCTTCAGCCTAAAAAAGGAATTGATATGAACCTTACCGACATTATCGACAACTGTGAAGATCAGTCTCCCATCTGGGTGGCCTATCCCGGATCCGACACATTCAAGGTGCTGGTCCGGCCCCTGGGGCGGTGCCAGGCGGAGTTTGTCGAGGCGGCCACTGAGCCCCAGTGGGATCTGGCCGCCATGGTCAAGCGCCCAACCCTGAACCACGACAAATACCTCCAGTTCTTTCTCGACTGGGTGGTGGTGGACTGGAAGGGGTTGACGGTGGATGTCCTACGGCGGTTGGTGCTGCTCCACAACTGGGCGCTTATCAAGCAGTTCCAGGGGGAGATCGGCTGCAATGCCCAGGCAAGACTCCTGCTGTCCCGGTTTTCCCCGGCCTTCTCCATCTGGATCAACCAGATTAGCCTCAACGTCGAACGCTTCAACGCCGAACGGGAGGCGGAGGCCGAAAAAAAGTAATGGCGGCGGTCAGGTTCTGCCTGGACTATCCGGGCGTCAACTGCCGCCAGTGCCGCGATAATCTTAGGGAAGACGGGGTCGAGCCGGTTTGCTCCACTCCCCATCCTGCTGTCGGGGAGGGAGCCGGTGGGTCGGCATGCCCGGTTTCCCTTTGGGACACCGATACCCATCTGGCCATGGCGCTCTATGAACGAACATGCCCCTGGGGAGAGCTGGATTACATGGCGGTTCAAGACGCCTGCAATGACCTTGAAATCCCCAATCACAAACGCCGGTTGATGCGTCGGATTCTCCCCGCCATCCATCGTGAGATCAAACAGGCAGCGCAACGGCAGGCAAATTAGAAGGCTGAAGGTTGAAGGTTGAAGGCTGACAGGAATAAGGTACCAGGACTATGAACAATCCGCGAGTCGCAATCGAGCTGTACGTTGATGACCACGGCACCCTGAAGATCAAGCAGTTCGCCGGTGAGGCCGATGCCGGCTTCCGCAAGGTGGAGAGCGCCGGGTCACAGATGACCGGCAAGCTCTCCTCCGCCTTTGGGGCGCTGGGGAATATCGTCGCCGGGGTGTTCACCATCCAGGCGGCGACGGATGTCGTCATGCTGGCCGACAGGTACACCCAGCTGGACGCCAAGCTCAAGCTGGTGACCGACTCCTCCCGTGATTTTGACACGGTGCAGCAGGGGCTCTACGAGATGTCCCAGAAGACCGGCACCAGCTATGCCACCAATGCCGCCAGTTACTCTTCCCTTGGGCTGGCCCTGAAATCGACTGGGGTGACCTCCAAGGAGCTGCTCGCCATTACCGAGATGGTCAACAAGTCGCTGACGGTGTCCGGGGCGACGGCGGAAGAGACCGGGTCATTCATGCTCCAGTTCAAGCAGGCCCTGGGCTCAGGCGTCCTCCAGGGCGAAGAGTTCAAGGCCATGATGGAGGCCAACTCCTATTTCGGCGTCCAGCTGGCCAAGGCCCTGGATACCGATATCGCCGGGCTGAGAAAGATGTCGGCAGAAGGCAAGCTGACCACCGATGTCCTGCGGGCGGCATTCCCCAAGATGGCCGATGAGATCAACACCGCCTTTGACAAGATGCCGCTCTCCATTGGTCGGGCCATCGAACAGGTCAAAAACGCCTTCGGCAAGGTGATCAGCGAGGCGAACTCATTGGAGAGAGGAACAAGCGGAGTGACCCAGGCCATTGGAGAGATGGCGAAGGTTATCGAGCAGAACAGGGATGGGATCGGCTCGCTGTTTACCGGGTTGATCGACGGGGCCGCCGCGCTGACGAAGATCCTGGCCGACATCGGCAACAGTTTTGCCGGGTGGAAGGCCGTCCAGGAGGACAACCTGTCCTTCTGGGAATTTGCCACCATGAATGCCGAGGAACTCAACGGATGGCTGAAAAAGAACAACGCCGATGGTAAGAATCAATCATTCGCCCAGCTCAATAACGACGCCAGAAACCAGCTGGCCCTCCAGCGGGATATTAATAAAGAGATCAAGGCCGCCGCCAAGGAGAAGTGGGGTGAGGTTGATGCCCAGAAGAAGCTGACCGACGGGGTGAAAGAAGAAACAAAGGCGCGGAAAGAGCTGACCAAGGAACAGCAGTCCGCCGCCAAGGATATCCTGAAGGACGAGAAAAAGACCGCCGACGCCATCGCCGCCGCTCAAGAGGAGATGTACGACGAGACCGGGCAGCTGGCGGACCGGCACTACGCAGCCGAGGCCGAGAAGCTGGTGGCCAAGGCCGCGCGCTGGAAGCAGGCGGGCGGGGATATCATCAACATCGAGAACTGGCTCTATGACCAGCTCGGGGTACTGGAGGACGAGGCGGCGGCCAAGGGTGAAGAGACGGCCGCGGCGGCCATGGATCGCATGCAATCCAGCTACCGCACCCTGATGGATCAACTCAACGCCACCACCCAGGGCGGCCTGGATCAGTTGAACGAATATGGGCTCAAAATTCAAGGTCTGGATGGGACGGAATTCACCATTCACGCCAACCTGGACGGCTCCGGGTTTTCCTCCACCGTGAACGCGCTGATCGCCAAGATGCAAATGCTGGCCGCTGTTTCAGCTAATGCCGGTTACCGCGCGACCGGCGGCCAGGCGACATCATGGGACGGCGGCCAGTATGACGGTTATCAGGTGGACGGCGGCCAGGCCGTGGTCGGCAATTCCACCACCATCAACATCAATCAACAGGTGTCCCGCTCCGATGTCACCGCCATCCTCAGCGAGCAAAAGCGCCTGGAAGGGAGAAAATAATGGCGGCCATTAAATTCGTCCTCGGTTCCAACGTCCTTCAGTTCTCCCGGGGCATCCAATACCCGGTGCAGAAACCGGTGGAGAAGCTCCAGGTGGTGGATCGCACCGGCGGCGGAACACTCCAGATCGAGGAGCTGGGCGTGACCATCCGCCGATTCCCCATCACCTTCAAGGGGTTGCCGCAGGCCGATTACGAAGCCCTGCTAAACTGGCATAACCAAATCGCCAACGGGGCCGAAAACGTCTTTACCTATTACGATGAAGACGGCCTGACCCATACCGTCCGCCTGCTCACCACGACCATTGATTTTCAGCAGACCAGCTATCAGAGATTTTCCGGAGACCTGCTTCTGGAGGTGGTTGGGTGAGAATCGACCTGACCCCGGCATTTCTGGCCGCCCAGAATGCGTCATTCCGACGCCCCCGGCAGCTGATGGTCTTCCATTTTCCCGATGCAGGCGATGTCTATGTCTCGGATCAGGCCCTGGGCGCCGCCGATGGCCTGAGTCACGAGTACCTGCCCCTGGTGGAGTCGTGGGGTGAGCTTCAGGATACCGCCGGCGATGCCGCCGCCGACGACAGCGGCGAGATACGGCAGATGAGCGTCACCCTGTGGAACGGCGGCGACAACCCCTTCTCTGATTATTTTTTGACGGAGTACCCCGAGAATGTGGAGGTGGATCTCTATCAGTGGTTCGCGGGCCTGACAGAGTCCGACGCCGCCATGATCGACCGGATGGTGGTGCAAGACCCCATCGAGTTTGATGAGGCCAGCCGTCTGCTCACCCTCGACCTGGTCTCCATCACCATCCGCTATGATCAGCCCTGCGGCGATCTGCTCACCAAAGAGGAGTGGCCCCACGCCGCCGATGGTGACATCGGCAAGGGTATCCCCCAGATATTCGGCAGCCCGGGGCGGATTTCAACCATCAAGGCGAAGACCGCCCAAACCCTGACCCTCAAGGGATCGATCCTGGCCGATACCATGTCAATGATGGTCTATGAGGATCTGGATGAGTTGGCCTTTCCGGCATCCGGCGTGGTGGTCATTGAAGAGGAAAAAATTCGGTATGACGGACGGACGGCCTCCACCCTGACGATCATCCAGCGCGGGTATCTGAGCGCCGCCGCCGAACACCTCGACAAGCGGGAGGTGGTAGAGGTGATTGATGATCATATATTTCTGCTCTGCCACGGCCCAGTGGAGTCGATTACCGATGTCATGGTCGAGGGCTATCCGGCTCCATCCGGTATCTACACCGTGGCCCCGGATATGGACCCGGCGCGGATCATCTTCACCGAGAAACCGTGGGTGAAAAAATACGGCGCGGCGACGCGTTTCCTGGCGATGCAGTTTGATGCGGTTACTCCAGCCAATACCGCCATGCATCCGGCCAA